TTAGTTCTAGGTTTTCCATCTTCCTCATCTATATAATTAGTTTCAAAATAAAAACATTTATCATTATAGATTTGACCGCCACTATCCCCATACTTTGATACCATAGATTTGATTGTGTCTATGTCCTCTTGTGGTTGATGTTGTCTTACAACTTTGTAAGCCAAACTATGCATTTTTTCTTTATGGTCATTAAAAGCATTTTTTGCTAATAACCAATTTATTCTCGCTTTAGAATTTGCATTTCTAAAATGAGTTTCAATCACATTTGCGATTGAGTTTCGCTTTTCAGCATTGAGTGTTATTTTTTTCATTTGTTTCCTTTCTGTTAAAATTAATTTTTATTACATCTTGACAATCTTGTCAAGTAGGACTATATAGGATTAGAAATATTGTTCTCGTAAGATGAACAGCAATGTATCGGTCTAAGATAAGAACAATCTTTCTGTTTGTGGTCAAACGTTTAACTAACGTATGGGTGAGACGGTATGGGTAGTTTTCCACCCTCACTCTTGACCGCTTGGCTCCTGGGGTATGAGCCTTGATAATAACTACCCCAGCTCAAACTTGAGCCCTGGTCCTTTGTGGAGCAGATTAGATTATGTTGAGAAAAAGTAATATTGATCATATGAAAAATCTCAAATGTTAAGTGCACGGCACATAAAGGACCTGGGGTCAAGTAGGCAAAAATAGAGACGTAGTCTCACAGGTTTTTTGGTAACTGGTGATTGGTGAAATCAACACGTTAAAAAAGGAAGGCTTACCAAGTGCTTGACCAAACTTGAGCCCTGGTCCTTTGTGCCCCAGTAATTACGGGCTGGCGCAAGCCAAGAGAACAATGGACCTGGGGTCAAGTTATTAGTGCCTCGGTCCCGTACGGACTTACCAGGTGTGAAGAGTTTGACCAGGCCCATCGGTTGGATGTAAACCTAGGCAACTATGATGATGGGCCAAGCTTCAAGCCGCAAGCGTCAAGCTTCAAGCAGCGAGCAGTTGACAAGATTACCATCCTATAGTATATAGGATCTAGGCCTCCTAAGGTTACGGTCGCTTTAAAACGACTGGGTACAATCTGGGGGCCATAACAGAAAGGAAAATTATGAATCAATATGAAAAAGATATACTCTGGGCTGCCAGTCAATTCTTGTATGAAGACCTCCCAGATAACTACAGGGACTGGTCTGAAAAAGAATTACATTATTTTTTAGAAAAAAATGCGTGGGAACCATTTGCAGAATGGGATGGCGCCAAGCTCTGGGCCCACATACAGGATCTGGCTGTATCAATGAGGAAGTATGCGCAGGAGAATTAAACACAACGACCTGTTGCCCTGGTTCACTGATGATCATAGGACGCTTCCAGCGTCCTATGTGAAGAGCTGCCAGGAATTTTTCAATTGGCTGGACCAATGTAACCAGAAAGGGTTTCAAGCTCCAAGCAACAAGCCACAAGCAGCAAGCAACAAGCAGGTTGACAATATAGGATTTTATGATAAAAGTAATTAAGACCCAGCGGGTGGTCCTTGAGACCCGAAGTTTTGTTCATAAGAGCGTTTGCCAGAACAGCACGCTGGGCACTTTAACAGAAAGGAAAAAATAATATGACACAAAAAGAAAAAATAACACAAATCATTTCAATTCTTGAATTGATTACAAAACGATTACAAAAAATAGAAAAGGATGTTTTAGCCCTATGCAAACAAAAGAAGCTTTAAAACTAGTTGGCGGTTTAAGTAAACCCTCCAAGATGCCCGGCTGGGCATATGGTATACCAGCCGCGGAATGCAAGACTGGTAAGAAGCTCCAGAACGTAGAAGGCAGCACGTGCTATGACTGTTATGCTTTAAAAGGTTGCTATGTCTTTAAAGTTGTGCAGGAAGCACAATACAGGCGCCTGGCTTCCATTCGGTCCGCTGTCTGGGTTGATGCAATGATTTTAATAATCAATTCTAAAAAATCAAAGGAATTTAGATGGCACGATTCTGGTGACGTACAGGACCCAGAGCATTTAAAAAAGATCTATGAAGTATGCAAAGGCACGCCAGGCATCAAGCACTGGATGCCGACCCGCGAGGCGTGGGTCAAGCAATACCTGGACCAGAAGCCAGACAATTTGGTGATAAGGTTCTCAATGCCGATGGTGGACCAGGAAGCAGCGGCAAGCTGGCCGAACACTTCAACGGTTGTGACTGACAGCGGCAAACGTACCTGTCCAGCACCGGACCAGAACAATGAATGCGGAAGCTGCAGAGCGTGTTGGGACCCGAACGTTAAGAATGTAGCATATGGCCAGCACTAAACCATATATTAAAAAAAGAAGATGGCGGATTATAGCTGATAAAATACACGATGAATGGTGTATCCAGAACGGCTACCCAATCAAGATCCAAGCACCAAGCTTCAAGCCACAAGCACCAAGCACCAAGCCGCAAGCTTCAAGCAACAAGCGTTAGGCGCCAAGCACCAAGCCGTCAAGCATCAAGCGGAGCGTCAAGCAACAAGCGTTGAACGTGGTCCCAGTCATCAAGCGCCAAGCAAGGTGTTTCCCGGTGATCGATCAACAAGCCTTGGACCGCGGCACTCTCATAAAGTTTAATGGACAGAGGATCGAGGGTCTGAAGAAGGATAAAGTTTCGCTTTGTGTGGGTAAGATGAAACAGTTTTTGGTGTGGTGAAAATGATACTTTATTCGTCTTTGTAACTTTTAATTCAACAGTAAAAAAACCACAATTATCATTGTAACCTAACAAATCTGGTACACCAAAGGATGCCCAAGATTCAAGTCTTGTCCACGTAATTTTAGGTGTTTTTTTCTTAACTAATTTCCAGAATTTAGATTCGTTTTTCAATGTAACAGCTAATCAACCAAGATGAATAATCTATGGGATTCTTTTGCACCAATTAGTTTATTTGTTATAAGTTTTACTTCTCTAATATCTTTAGGATGTTTCCAGTTTGCACGTGAAACTATTTGCACTTTTGAGTTTTGACCAATCTCAGAATTGTCTACAAACTTTTTAAGTATTTGTATAAGTAATTTAGTTTGCATTAAAGAGCACCTTTATTTCTAAATTGACTAACAATATCAGAAACTTTTTGTTCTATTTCTTTTATTTTTTCTTGTAACTTATTTATTTCTTTTTCTTGTTTTCTAATGACTATTTCAAGATCACTAGGTTTCATATCGTACAAATCTCTCATCTTTTGCATAATTGACTTATAGCGTAACATAAGGTATGAGTCAAGTATGGGAAGACCAAAGGAACTCACTCCAAAACAGATGAAGTTTGCAGAGTTGTTAGTCACTAACGAAGGTAAACTGACTGCAACAGAAGCTGCAAAGCAGGCTGGCTATGAACCAGAACGTGCAAGATTTACTGCATCTGAACTACGTAATCCAAATAGATATCCATTAGTTGTTAAATACATTGGTGAATTAAGAACAGAACTGCAAAAGAAGTATGAAGTTACTTATGAAAACCACGTATCAGAACTAGCTAAGATTAGAAATGATGCATTAAAAAAAGGTGCTTGGTCAGCGGCTGTAAATGCAGAAGTTGCAAGAGGTAAGGCAGCTGGATTGTATGTAGAACAAAAGATAATCAAACACGGTAGACTCGAAGATATGACTGAAAAGGAATTAGAGTTGAAGATGAAAACAATCATTGAAGAACACAAAGGATTATTGATTGAAGCAGATTTCGATGATATCAAAGAGGAAGTAAATGACAATGGACCTGATGAATCAGATAGCGGAGGAAACGAGAATAGCGAACAATCCGAACTCGACAAAGGAACAGAAGAAGATAGCGACGAAGAGATGGTACGAACTAGTCACTAAGTTTAGTAAGTTTCTTAATGCAACCAATTGGAATGATATTTCTATCTCCAAAAGTTAAGTTGCCGTTCTCATCCTTATCGTAAGTTGCAAAAAATTTAAGAAACTTTTTATCCTTAGAATATACCCAGGCTTCAGACGTAGGACTTGCAATAGTCATCTTATCAAACTCAAACTTATCAGCCCAACCAGTTTCACCGCAAGGATCTATCCATTCAATTCTGTATTTCTTATAAGGGAAGGCCCTGTCTGAACTCAGTCTTGATTCAAGCTTTTTTCTTTTCCTAGGCATCCTCCCTATATAGAATATTTTTAGGACTTTATCTACTCACGAAAATTTTCCGAAGGTAATTTGCAACCGTCTATGAAAAGTGTTGATTTTATTGAATAATAATCGAATGTACCGTTTTTTCGGTAACAACGGTAACACCTCGGTACAAAAAAATCGTCTATAATCGTTGCTATACAACACTTCTAGCGTTTTGTTACCAAATTACCGTCGATTTTGACTTTTGAAAATTTTTTTGAATACAACAAGTCCTAAAAATATTCTATATAGGGCGGTACATTGTGGCAATTTTGTGTCATCCACGGTCCTCGGGCCACGATCCTGCCACAATTGCCTTAATTCTATCACAATTAAATAAGTTTAGTAGCTTCATCAAGATACAAGTCTGCAACACGTTTCAACTTAAAGTTGTTTGATGTAAAGTGGGTAGTGTGTGGTAAGTCCTTTTCATACCAAACTAATTCGCGTTTAAGTTGTTTTAAGTTCCACGCATAGTATGAACCGTCATTAAACTTGACAATGTACCCTGGTATCCTATTATATTGTTTAGCTCTTTCCATTAACGGTCTGTACTTAATCTCCTCGATAAGTGAACCGTTAAATGCGAAGGGTGAGTAGTTCTCCCTGTTCTTTAACTCAATAACATATACCTGATTATAAGTATCATAAGGATTAAAGTTACCAGTAGATTGTATAAGTCTATCTTTTTTAAATACTCTTTCATTAAGTTCTTGAACCATTTGGCTTTCATTTTTCCTCCAATTCATATGATATAATCATAACCATTTTTCTTGAATGCGTTTTTCATAGCCATAATAATTCTTCCCCTGTTATCAGCTATTAATCTATTTAATACAAAAACTGGATCATTTTTACTTTTTGGTATTTTTTCATATTTTTCTTTAAATTCTTTTGATTCAACGACTGCACGTACGGCTTCAATCTTAGAACCAAAAACGTGATCATATCCTCTTTCTTTTTGTTTTATTCTTTCCTTTGCATACATATCAAGTCTTTCTTCTAACCATCTTGTTCTAAAACCGTTTTTATTAACATAAGTAACCATTAAATTCATAGCTTTATCCAAAGTTACATTATTTGCTTCACAATAATTTTTTAACTTATTCCAGTTCATTTTTTATTTGCCTTTCTATTTCTATTTCTATTAATCGTTTCCACAAACTAAGTGTGGACCCATTCTTCAAACTATTACATCTACTACAACAAAACATTACATTACCTTTTTTGTAAGTTATATCTGTATTAAATCTATCTACTGAAAAATTAGTTGGCACTCGTTTTTGCGTACCTGTTCTAATGAAAGTTAATTCTATGTCACAGTATCTACAAATCTTACCAAACTTTGCTTTATGTTGTTCCCACTCTTCAAAAACCTCTGGTTTAGTCATCTCAGGAATCCAACCTTTTCTTACATAATTATAGCCTTTTCTAACTTTTGGGTACATTGAACTAGGTTTAAAGATCCTATTAATTGAGGCCCTAACAAAGTTAGTCTCATTGTTCATATACTTTAGATCAGACTTACGTCTATTTTTCATTCTTTCGTCTGTTGCATCTCAAAGTATTCATCAAGTCGTCTTAAGAATTTATGTTTTAATAACCTAAACTCTGGTCCTTCTATGATGAATTCTTGATAATTATTATCAGGCGTACACATCATAATGACGCCTCGATCCATATTGGTCCCATACAAATAATCGTGTGCCATAGCATAAGCAGATAATTGTAAGAAATAATCCTCGATCCACTCTCTACGTTTCAATTTATTTGATTGCTTAAAGTCTATGATGGCTTCCTTACCTTGATGTACTCCTGCAAGGTCCGTTGATCCTGCGTAAAGACCAGGGTAATGCAAAGTTACTTCTAAGCCAAAATATTCTTCTATGTTTTGTAGTCCGCGTTCAATGATGGTAGAAGCCATTGAATGTGCTTCCTTACCGATGTCCGTTAAATCTTGATATCCTTCACCTTTGATGTGCATCTCAATGATTTTATGCATAGCCGTACCACGCGATGAAGAAACATTAAATACTTTCGTAGCTTCTTCCTCACCTACCCTATGCTTCCATTCACTAAGTTTTAATCTAGATTCTAAAGGTTTGGTTGCGGATAAGATCGTAGTAACTGATGGTAATCTCATACCACTTACTTCATACAATCTTCTTCCATCAACCGTAGCCCTTGTTGACGTAGGATAAATAAATTTATCATTATGCTTCATTGTGTGCTCCATATGGTATTAGACAAGATGATCCTAAGTTCATCGTCATCTAATTCACCTTGACTGTCACATTGGTTACAATCCGTAAAAGCTTCTCCAACTTTTATGTATCCATTGCCATTGCAATGTTGACAAATTTTATTTTGCTTTTCCATTTGACTTCTCTCCCTTGTTCTCTTTAAAGAATCTAATCAAACGTCCAATCATCTTAGATCGCGTTCTATTTGTCTTGTCTGCTAACATTCCAAGTTCTTTCCAGTCCTCGATGTTTACTGACAATGACTTGTACTTATTTGGGTTTGCCATTTTCTCTCCTATCTTTTTTGTAAGTAATATTCGTAAACGATTTCATTCTTTGCATCATCAGGATGCGGTAAGTATGTTTTATTTGGATCACTTCTAATTCCCGATATTTTTTTATGCACGACATCAATGATGGGTCTTTTATATTTTCCATCTTCTGCCTTTGTCGTTGCAAAGTCGTTAATTAGTTTAACCATTCTTTTTATTTGAAATTCTCCATCACTTTCTTTAGATAAAAAACCTTTGTAATACATAGTTTTTTCACCTTTTTTTGATGTTTGAATCCATTTTTCTACTTGTTCGTATGTCATATTGTTTCCTTTCTTTTTGTTTATTTTCATTATATGGGAATCTATACTAAAATAACAAGTGTTGCAAGAATATATTTTTTATGATAACTTGGTGCTTCTCTTCACCTTTTGTTTGCTCGTCTTACCTTTCTGGTAAGACGGGCACAAATTAATTAAATTAATTCTAAAGTTTTACAGCTAAAATTAACTATTAACTTTTGAGAGTTTACTTCTTCAGGACCTATTTCTCTTAAAAAAGACATACCTTTAATAAAACCTGCAGTTGCACAGTCATAGTGAGTGTTATAGGTTGGATAAAATTCTACAGGATTAGTGCATTGCTGCGTTATTACAGAACATATTTGTACTATTAATAAAAATCTCATTTGCCTTGTCCACGATCCGCTTTCCTACGCGTAGTTCTCTTGTTATATTTTTTATTGTGTCGTCCTGGTCTTTTCTTAGGAGTTTCTTTAAAAAAGGTTATGGCACCAATGCTAGATTTCTTTTTCGCCATCTACCCTCATATCAAATCTCGTTTTTTTATCCGCTAGAACGTATTTTATTACTCCATTAACCTTTTGTTCTAAATCAGATCCACACGAGGTGCATCGATAGTGCGTTGGATGTAAACTTATCAGCAACGTAAAATCACTACACTCAGGACAAATGCCTGATACTACTTCGGTAGAAAAAATTTTTGTGCTCATTTTTTATAATTAAGTATACCACCAGAGATGTCAGTAAGTCCAGTCTCACGGTTTAAATATTTGTATTCTATCTTAGTTAGTTCAAAATCTTTTGCTATTTTTTTGCATATGTCATTCTCATCAAATTCACCACAAGAATAAACATCAAATTGTATCATTGCAGGAACAGGTTCGTCCCAAGTATGCATTACGATGTGTGAAGTTTCTATGATTGCTGCGACAGTTAAACCCCTGTTGCCAGGTACGTCTAAATATTTTGCATATGGTCCCATTAGCACTTTCATTCCTATTGAATCTACAAAATCCCTCATCCAATCTACGATGTGTTCTTCATCTTTTGGTGGAAGTTTGGATTCTGCCCTGACAATTAAATGTTTATGTACTAGTAAATTAGTCTTCATTTAACGCCAGATATACTAAAACACCTATGATTACAATAGCTATGCCTATAGCTTCCATTATTTATAAAATCCGTCAAAAACCCAATCAATGAATTTTTGCCATAATTTTTTAATCCATTTAATCATTTTTTTT